GGGGCTTTGCTCAACAAGTTCATGGGCGGCCCTGAGACGTTGAAAAACATTGCCGTGGGCAAGGTGCTGGAAGAAGCCACGGGTGTTACGTCAGTGTTCGTCACCAACTGGCCAGGCGGTATGCCACTCGGTGGTGGTGTGCCTGACTTACCGAGCGGAAGTCCTTCGGGCAAGGGCAAGCCTGGTGGCCTTATCGCACCTTGGTTGGCTCCTGTAGCGCTTGCGGCGACAGCCACGCAGATCGGTGGTGCAAGTGCGACGGCTACAGACGAAGGTCGGTTGGATGCTGCTCTGCGCAGCAAGCTCTTGAACGATGATCAGCGCACCTATCAGTCCGCGTTCTACCGCAATCGAATAGACCTGACGGGACAGAATCCCGACCAGTCGTCCGACTGGCTTTCATCGCAAGCCCAGCGCTTGGCGCACCAACAGACAGGCCTGACAGCATCGGGTTTGCCTATCGATGGTGCCAATCAGTGGGCTTCCGGTATCGCGAATCGCGCTGTCAATGCGGGTGCTGAAACGGCACCGGCAATGGCCCGCCTGCAACGCTTACTTGATCAGCCCCTGGTCATTGAACTGCGGATGGATTCAAACATGGTCCAGGCCGAGGTCGAGCGCCGCACCGACATTCAGATGAGGCGTGGCCGATGAGCTGGTCAGAAACCTTACTGGACGCCTCCTTTCGTGGCGTCCCGCTCCTGGTCATCAACGAAAGCCTTCAATGGCAACGCGCATTGGCCGAGCATGGCACGCCATTTAAGGACGGTGACAGCGTGGTGGATCTGGGCCGGAGCGCTCGCCGCTTTCCGATGCAGATCATTATCTACGGCGCTAACTACGAGATTGAGCTTCAGAACCTTCTATTGGCACTCGGTCAGCGTGGACCTGGTGAACTGATCCACCCGATCTATGGCAGCCTGAATGTCGTCTCGCAGAACGTCGAGGTGAAGCACGTTGCCGACAGTCCCGATGCGGCCCAAGTCAGTCTGTTGTTTGTCGAAGACACGCCCGACCTGCCATTTTTTGCCCGGCAATTTGAGTTCGTCGATGTCGGCGTGCTGGAGCAGGAAGACGAATACCGCTGGCAGGACGGCATCTTTGATCTATTCGGCCGCATCGACTCCCTGATCAGCGAGATTCAATCGTGGATCGGTGGCGGTTGGGTTGGCCTGATCGAAAAGGCGCTTGGCCTGCCAGGTATCTTCCTTCGTGTGCAGCAGCTGCGCTCGCAGATCCTCGGCGTCGTGTCCGGTGTGGTCTCCATGGCCCAGAACCCGTCGGCCGCATATGATCCACTGATCGACCTGTTCCGCACACCGACACAAATCCGCAGTTCCATCCAGGACAGCACGCCCAGTTCGTCAACCGCGCTGCTGTCCCGATCTGGTATACCAGCAACCATGCCCGGTGGCGACAGCTTGACTACGAACCCCGCACGGGCAGCCAACGCCTTTTTGATCAGTGCGCGTCAAGGTGTTGCGCCTGACGACAGCATGTTGCCCGACAGCATGCCCGACGACCCTGTCGAGGCCAGTGGGTTTGCCTTGGTTGTCTTGGTCATCACCGAGCTTGCCGCCGCCCATGCGCAGGCGGTGGCTATCGTGATCGAGGACGAAAGCAAAACCCCGACCCTGAGCCCGATTGAACTGGAAGGCCTGGTCAACCTGGTGCGCTCGTTGGTACAGGGGGCAATCGTGTTGCATCGTCGTCTGTATGACGTGGAAACGTCCCTACCAGTGATCGAGACCCTGCGCAACACCGCCGCGCTGATCCAGGCCCGCGCCCGCCAAGTCATTTTGCAAAGCCCCCCGATGGTCGAGCGTGAGGTTGAATCTCCGGCCAGCCTTCGGCTGTTGGCCCATCGTTGGTACGGTGACCATGGCCGTGCCCTCGAATTGATCCGGCTCAATCCTGACCTGAAAACGCCCCACAACATCCCCGCAGGGAGGGTATTGCGTGCTTATGCTGAATGACCCTGTTCCCTCTATCCGGCTGTCAATTGGTGGCTTGGCCCACGACACCTGGGATGGTTGGTCAGTTGAATCCGACCTGCTGACTCCAGCCGATGCCTTTGAACTGGAGCTGCACACCAAAAACTCCACCCGCCTGCCGGACGTAGTCAAGGAAGGCGCGCCCTGTTCGCTGACGCTGGACGGCGACCGCGTGCTGACGGGCCAGATCGACGAGTTTGAACATGATGTGTCGCGCCAGGGTATTTCCATGCGCATCAACGGCCGGGACGGAGCGGCGCCCTTGGTCGATTGTTCTGCGCCTTTCGTGTCCATGCGTGAAGCTTCCTTGGCGCAGATCCTTGAGCAGGTGGTGAAGCCGCTGGGTGCCTATAAGGTAGATATCCGCGCCGACCAGGCTAAAACCCGCCGCCGTGTCCAAATCGAGCCTGGGCAAACAGCCTGGGAAGTGCTGCTTCAGGTCGCCGAGGCCAACGGATTGTGGCCGTGGGTAGAGCCGGACGGTCGCTTGATCATCGGCGGACCGGACTACACCGCCGCGCCCGTGGGCACGCTGGTGATGCGCGAGGATGGTGTCGGCAACAATGTGCAGCGACTGAGCGTGCGCCGTTCCATCGCCAACCGCTACAGCCAGATTACCGTCCTTGGCCAGCACGGCCAGTACACCAATGACGGGTTGGATACCAAGCGCGCCCACCTGCGGTCGGTGATCCAGGACGAGACGCTGGCCCGTAGGGGGATCTTCCGTCCCAAGATCGTGGTGGACAGCTCAAGCGAAAACCAGGACATGGCTACCACCCGCGCCCGCAAACTGTTGGCTGACAGTCGTCTGGAAGGTTTCGAGATTCGTGCCATCATCAAAGGTCATAGGGCTGACAACGGTCAGGTTTGGAATCCTGGCCAGCGGGTGATTGTCCGCAGCGAGCCGCACGACCTGGACGCAACCTATTTCTTAATGTCACGTACGTTGCGCCTTTCCCGTGGTGAGGGAGCCATCACCGAACTGCGCCTGCGCGAAGACAAAATGTGGGTGCTGGATGGCAATAAATTGAAGAAATACAAAGGTAAGTCAAACCCGGACGCTGCCTTCATCCAGATGATTAGGGGGCTTTGATGAGTGTCATGGCGCAATTGGTTCGTGATCAAGTAGCGCGCGGCATGCGCACAGTCCGTCAGGCATTCCGCGCAACAGCCGCCAGCAACTCACACGCTGGGCCGTTGATTGGCGTTGAAATGCAGGGGCTGGCGGGTGAGTCCGTATCTGGCGAGCTGTTTCAGCACTACGGGTTTAGCTCGGCGCCATTGGCTGGTGCCGAGTACCTGGTTATCCCAGTGGGTGGCAAAAGCGGTCACGCTGTTGTCGTCGCCAGTGAGGACGGCCGCTATCGACTCAAGCTCCAGGATGGCGAGGTGTCGCTCTACACCGATGAGGGGGACTACGTGCATATGAAGCGCGGCCGGGTTATCGAGGTCGTGACGGATGACCTGGTGTTTAAGGTCAAAAACAAGGTGCGCTTTGAAACGCCCCTAGTCGAGATGAGCGGGGATCAGCATATTGCTGGCAGCATCAAGGCTGATGGCGAGATCGCCGACCATACGCGGAGCATGCAGGAAGATCGGGACCTCTATAATGAGCACGGGCATCCTGATGGGCCGCCGCCACAACCACAGCAATAGACAACATCCGCCTGAGGAAAGTAGATGAAAAACCTAATGACGACTTGGGCCCGAAATACAGATTTTCTTGTCGCGCTGATTCAGCACCAGGTTAGATTTCTCATTGTCGGCGGCGTGGCCGTTAAGTTTTATGCTGACGAACGAGAGGCTGACGACCTTGACCTGCTAGTGGAGTCCACAAAGGAAAACGTGAAGCGCCTGGCTTTGGTGCTGAATGAGTTTCCGATGGTGGGTAATGTCTTCAGCCTTGACAAGGTCATGAGTGAAGTGCCCCAGCACTTGCCACTAAAAACCGATGTTTACATCGATATTCTGACTCTTGGAAAAGAGACTGATTTTTCTCTGGAATGGAATAACGCGGTCGATGGGTTGATCTGGCAGCACCCCGTTAAGTTTGCTTCGAAAGAGCTGCTTATCTCAATGAAAATCAAAGGTGATAGAGAGAAGGATCGAGCGGACGTGGTTCTGCTGTCCAAACCTTAAACCCCCCTGAAATACATTCCCTCCGCGCAACCCTGCACCATGCAGCCCCATGGACGCAGGCATAAACCCAACTACAGGCGACTTGACGGGCCAGCGTATCAATACGCTGGCAAACGCCGTCTACATCCGCCTCATGACTCCCCTCGGTAGCTGGTGGCGTGACCCCACGTTGGGCTCCCGCCTGCACGAACTTCGTCGCGAGAAAGACCGGCCTCGGGTGGGCATCCTTGCCCAGCAATACGCCGAGCAGGCGCTCAAGCCGCTGCTCGATGACGGCCGCGCCAAGGCGATCACTATTACGGCCGACCAACCACATAACGGCTGGCTGAACCTACAAATCGACATCATCGACGCCACCGGCAATCCGCAGGTGTTTCGCCAACCTGTAAGGGTGATCTGATATGGCCTTTTCCACTCCCGCCCTTGAGAACATCCTGGCAGGCATTCTGCGGGATATTAAAGCGCTCAACGACGAAGCCGATATCGGCAGCGACAGCGACCACTACATCCGATCAGCGGCCGTAGCTGCCGCCATCGAAGGTCTCTATCAGAAACTGGCCTGGCTCTACCGGCAGATCTTCCCGGACACCGCCGACGAAGAAGAACTGGTGCATGCTGCCGCGATCCGGGGCGTACCACGTAAAGACCCCGTTGCCGCCACCGGTATCGTGGGCTTGAAAGGCGTTGTGGACGTTGAACTGCTGCAAGGCTCGACCTTGACCCACGTCACGACCGGCGAAAAGTTCGACACCCTGGTTAGCGCGACACTTGGCACCGACGGAACCGCCACAGTCCAGGCCAGGGCGCAAACACTGGGCGCGTCACTCAACGGGCTGACCGGCGAGCTGATCCTCACCAGCCCACCATTGGGTATGGATGCCAACGCCAGTTTCGTCGGGGCAACCACCGGGGGCGAGGATCTGGAGAAGCCAGAATCCCTGCTCGCACGGCTGCTCGACATCATCCAGTCGCCACCTGCGGGCGGCACCATCTACGACTTTAAACGCTGGGCCAAAGAGGTGGACGGCGTGGCCGACGCTCTGGTGCTTCCCGGTCGTCGAGGCGGGGGTTCGATTGACCTGGTCATCACCGCCAGCACCGGCAATCCATCGGTCGAGGTCGTTGCTCTATGCAGGGATCATGTGCTTAGCCTGTGTTCAGTCATTGCGGACGTGTGGGTGTATGTCCCGACCATTAGAACCGTCGACTCCGTCGCGCTGATTGAACTGGCCAACGGCTACACCTTGGCGGACGTGCAGGCAGCAGCTCAGGTCGGATACAACGCGCTGTTGGGTGCCATGAAGCCCCGAGAAACGCTTAAGCGCTCGCACATCGAAGCCATGATCAACAACCTGGCAGGCGTCGTTGATCGATCCGTCACCACGCCAGTTGGCAATGTCAAAGCGTCTGATGATCCGCTCCTAATTGGCTGGATTCGCCCTGGCACCATCACCCTAGGCCTAATGGAATGACCCGGCTTGCCGATCAGTTGCGGTTGCTGCTGCCACCCGTCTCTTACGACGGTATGGCGCCTCTGTTGTCCGCCGCCATCGAAGCCGAGGCAAACGCTCTCACCCAGACAGATGCGCAAGCGGAAGCGGTCTACAGCACGATCTTTGCTGATTCAGGCATGGGCCTGGCCGACTGGGAGCGGATTCTTGCCCTGCCTGACCCATGCCTGATCGGCGTACCACAATCCGTCCGTCAGCGCATCCAGGCGGTTATCAGCAAGCTGCGAGCTCGTGGCGGGCAGAGCAAACCCTTTTTCATCGCCCTGGCCAAGTCCCTAGGCTACGACGTCACCATCACCACCTTTCGACCGGCCCGTGCAGGCATTGCGCGAGCGGGCGACCGACTCTATGGCGGCGACTGGAACTTCACTTGGCGCGTCAATGCCTCCGCTGTGACCGTCACCTACGCCGTGGCGGGCTTAACCGCCGCAGGCGACCCCTTGGCGTCCTGGGGTAACAAAACACTTGAATGCCGACTCAGCCAGATGAAACCGGCCGAGTCCATTTTGTTATTCGGCTACGGAGACAACTGATGCAAAGAATCGGAGACAGCACCAGCACAGCGAACGGCGCTGGTGAGTACACCCAGGGTCAGCCTGGATCGGGTGTTGATGCCACGATGATCACGGCGGAATGGCTGAATGCCGTACAGCGAGAGTTGGTCAACGTGATTGTAGAGGCGGGCATAACTCTTAACCCGGCTGACGATTCGCAAGTGTTCCAGGCTATCCGGACGATTCAAGACGCCAGAATACAAGAGGCAGTTGCCTCTTTGGTGGCCTCCTCGCCGACGACCCTCGACACCCTTAATGAGTTGGCACAAGCGCTGGGTAATGACCCCCATTTTGCCACGACGATGACCACGGCACTGTCTGGAAAAGCCAATAAGGCCACCACGCTGGTCGGTTATGGGATCACGGACGCCTTCACCAAAACCGAAACAATCGACTTGATTAACGGCGTGGGCCAAATCCCTTTGGTGGAGGTCAACACATCAAAGTCCTTGGTGGCGGCCGAGTTGGGGCTTGTCCTAATTGATGCCAGTGCGGCGGCGTTGACGGTTGAGCTGCCTGGTGCGAACGCGGCGCTGGGTGTTCGTGACGTGGTGGTGCGGCGGGTCGATAACACTAGCAACCGGTTGATGATCAAGGCGGCCGGTAGCAATAAAATCAAGTTCCACACGCATTTGCGGGCCGAGGGCTACCCGTTTTTTGTCCTGATGGGGGCCGGGGATTATTGGCATTTGCGCAGTGATGGCAAAGGCAACTGGATACCGATCGCGCGCTTAGACGGTACGGCACTCGGGCGGCCCGTGTTTGAAACGACGACCGTCTTTAATCCGGGTGGTCACGGTCCGTTGAACGGTAGCGTCTTGATTCGTGCCGAATGGCCATGGCTGTGGGACCACGCTCACCAGTCGGGAATGCTGACCACGGAAGCATTTCGCGAATATTTGATTGGTGGCTGGACCACGGGTGACGATGCCACAACCTTCCGTTGTCCAGATGCGCGCGGTAAATTTTTCCGACCCCATGACGAGTCTGCCGGGATCGATCCGGGTCGTGTTGCGGGCAGCTATAAGCTCGATGAACTCAAGGAACATGCCCACTATGTAGGTTCCGGAGGCTACGGCACGCAGGCGATGGGCGGCGGGAGCATCACCTACGCCACCTGGGCCGGTGGCAGCACTGGCGTTGCGGGCGGCTCTGAGACGGCTCCGAAAAACATCGCCTTTCCGGGCCGAATTAAAATGATCTAAGGTGTTTTATGTACATTTACTTGTTTGATCCGCTGGGTGTTTTGTTTGGTCCGGTGTCGCTGCCTGAGGTTCCGGGGTTGGGCTATCAGATGCCGGGCAACGGGGTTGAAATGGCCGACCTGCTGGCGACGCCTGATCCGGGTAATGTTTGGGTACTTGTAAACGCTGTGCCGGTTCAGCTCCCCGATCATCGCGGCCCCGTATTTCGCGTCGATACTGGTGAGGAACTGGAATGGGAGAAACTGGGAGAGCTAC